AAATATGGTATGACATTTTTTCCAACCATCCCCCCATCTGAAATTCCAACCATGCTTTTAGAAATGTATGTAATGTAACTTATTACATTACATCTAAAAATATCCTTAATAACATATCTAAAAAATCTCAAAATATTTCCACTTTCCTATTGACAAAATTTTTTCCTTAGTATATAATATAATCATAAACATAATAAAAACAAAGTCAAAGGAGAAACTAACATGACTTACAATGCATATAGAAAAATACATTACAACCTATCATCTAATCAAAAAAAGAAATACGCTATGGAAATGCAAGAGCTTGAAAACTATCTAGCTAATAGTGATTATTCTTATTCCACACACTTAGATAGCGTATATAAAGAACTTGATGACTGCACTATTCGTCTTTCTAATCACAAGCCTACTTCTGACTATCACGACTTGTCTGATAATAACTCAAGACCAATCGTTGATATTCGCAAGTCCAAGAAAGATTTTATCAGCTTCCTAGAAAATGAAATGGAAAATCTAATAACTATCATTTCCTATCTTGATTTAACCTATTACCGTTATATCAAAGTAAAACCTGAAAGCAAAACCCTAGTCTGCTACTTAAAAGGGTACAAAACAAAAAAAGTTGAATTATTTTATTAAAAACGATTGACAAGTTCAAAATAAAGATATATAATAATATTACAAAAACATAATAAGAAAGGAGCTTCTTCTCTCTAATCGTCTTAATCTGTACTTGAAAGGGGGTGAACCTATGACGGTTTTCAAAGAAAAACCAAGTGAAGACTTGAAGAAACAACTTGAAAAACATCAAAAAATTGTAGTTGATTATCTTCGTTCTTTACCATCTATTGCTATCTTTTGTGAAAACTATAATGAGCTTTCACGCTCACGTATTCGCATGATAATGACAAAACCTGAAAGCTTTTTCTCATTATCAGTCACTAACATGGTCAACCTATGCAATCACATTGAAAAAATCAAAAATAATTAGAAAAGGAAATTACTACTATGGCAAACACTTTTAACTCATTCAACATTGACGGAACTTTTTCAACAACCAACAAGCAAAACCCTACCAAGAAATTTAAATCAAAGGTAAATACAAAAACTGCTTACATCACATTTGAACCTGAATATCGTGACCTTATCGAAGAAAAAGGTTTGACGGTCTACACATCTAAAGAAGACAAAACAGACTTTATTGTTGTGAAATGTGCTAAGAAAGTCAATGTATACAACAAGAAAGGTGAAATTGTCGTTGTCATTGATACAGACATTGATAATGACCACGTTGTGGATAACTTCTTGGCTAACAATCCAGTTAAGCTAAACATCATCTTAGTTGAAAATGAAGAAGGCAATGACTTTGCACGCTTGAAAGCAATCTTAGTAGATGAACTTGAAGATATTGAATTTGCTAAGGAACGTAACCCATTTGCTGAAGACTAACAAGATGATGAAATATGGTTAAAATTATAAATCCGCTAGGCTCTGAGATTGACCGAAAAAGGCGCTCAGAGTCCGAGCGTTTACAGAGAAAAGGTCAGCAGACCTTAGAATTAGCAAGGGATAGGCAAGCATACATATATAATCGTGGTCAATCAATCATTATTGAAAAAACCCATTATACAGACCTTGATATGCTCAACACTGCTATTAGAAATTTGAATAAACCATTCAATAAATATGTATCTGACCCGCTTCATATTACAGTTCCCGCTTCTTATGTAGATATTAAATCGCTTGTAAACGGCAAACATCTATCAACCCTGACTGAGTTTGAACATACTCTAAACATGATTGAGCAGACCTCAAATGATAGCTACGTTTATACACACATTTCAGTCTACATTGAAGGTCTTAAGGACAGTAACAAAGCGAGCTTTACAGAATACATATTTAAGGACGCAAAATCTATCAGAAAACTAATGCGCAATATCATACGCTTCAATATGAAAATGCGCAATATCAAAAAATCAAAACCATATAAAATCAATAAAGTTTATTACGAGGATATTATATTACATGGATAAAGAAGAAAAAAAGTATTTAGCCACTTTAAAAAAGTATAAAAAGAAATATCTTCCGTCTGAATATAATCAGCTTGAATTGCTTGACCATTTATGCAATCCTGATATAGACTTTTATATCTCTATCACCAACCGTGGTGACGGTAAAAGTTTCAACTATCCATCAGCTCTTTTATATCTAGCCGTTGTACTGGATATTAAACCGTGCTTTGTAGTCCGTCACTACACCTTACAATCAAGAATAAAGGAACTCATAGAAGAAATTTTTATCACGATCAAATGGGGTGACATCAATCAAATTTGGTACAGAAACACTGATGATTATATCCTTGTTGGTTTAGGAGACAAAGAAATTGCAATCATAACCGATCTTAACAACGCTTCTGATTTAAAATTCTCATCCCAAGTCCTCAAGCACTTCCCTATCATCATTTATGATGAATTCACTGCCCTTGAAAGTGATTACATTCCTAATGAGTTTGAAAAGTTACAACTCATCTATCGTTCTATTGACCGTATTGCTAACCGTCCATATATCAAGTTTCCAAAAATAATCCTCTTAGGAAACCCTGTAAACTTTGAAAGCCCTATCTTTCCAGCTCTCAAGCTCTACAATGCTTTGGAAAATCAGCCTATCAATACTATCCAGCAATACCAAAACAAACTTTTGGAACTGAGACGGAATGACAATGTAAACGCTATGAAAAACCTAAGAGCTTTTGCAGACGAGGAAGATAGCAATGTAACTGGTCAGTTCAACTTCTCCCCTCACCAGCTTATTTCTGAAGCTGAGTACAACAAAATAGAGGTCAATGCTCTTTCTGTAAAGATTGACATTGGAGACGGACGGTGCTTGTACTGTATCAACAAAGACAATACCTATGTTCTTTCCATTGAAAAGCTCTCTGGTACAGAGGAATATTGTATCAATCTGAAAGATGAAACAGACCAAAAGGAATATCTCACCCAAAAATTCTATAAACCTGATTTTGTGAAATATTATGAAAAAGGTCTATTCCTCTTTAAAGACAGTTTTTCCAAAACATTTATCAAAAACAATGACCATCTTTTAACTATCAATCTTTTTAAATGCCTACCAACTTCTACACCCTCACGAAACTATAGAGAGGAGGTCTATAAAAAGAATAGCATGGAAAAATACATACAAAAATTAGCAGAAAGGTATGAGTAGAACATCATGGATAATACTAATTTTGCTAATTTTTTAAATTCTGTTAAATCGAAAAAAGTCCATTTGTTTATGGATATTGAAACGTTGACTATCAATAAAAAAGCAGGCAAAATTAAACCATCTATGTATCACTCTGTTACTTATTCCGTGGCTGTGGCTTTCTTTTCAAATCCATCTGATGACTTACCAGATTATGCCATCTTTAATACATTCAAAGATTTTTTTGAATTTGTCTTCCAGCATGGTAAAAAGAAGCATGATTATATCATGAATTTTCACAACGGAAACAAGTATGACCATCACTTTTTGACAAGCGAGGTAGCCAGATCCTATCCATTGCTTAAGATTGAAAACGCTTATCTAAGAAATGCCATTCAAAATGATAATACATCTTCTAAGTCCGTGCTGACTTGGCAAGAAAAAGAAGATGGTATTATACTTGAAAAGCGTGTAAAATCGTCTAACAATTTGGAACTGGAATTATTTTTAAATAACTTCCATTTCTACACGATTGACAATTATGTGAAGACTAATGCTAGTATTGCCACAATCGGTAAGAAGCTGAAAGACCATAATTTTATAACTGAAGAATACCTTAAAACATCTTTTGATTATACAAAATATGACCTTGAGGAAGACCTGTCACCAGACCTACTTTCTGACTATGTTTCTATGGTTTTTAACCAGCTTTCAGAAAGTGAACTAATTTATATTCGCAATGATGTGATTATACTAGCTTTATGTGTGAAGCACTACTCAACGCTATTTTTCGGTTTTGATTATAATGAAATTACTTTTACATCAAACATCAAAAAGATGTATATTGAGGATAATCCTCTGGCTCAATTCCAGCTTTTGAAGAAAGTCCGTAAGCATACCCTCAAAAATACTGATTATCATTTCCATAATTTAAACTTTTTCAACTATCTGAATAATTTCTATCGTGGTGGTCTTAACTTGTATAACGACCATTACATATCAACCATCCTTGAGAACGGTTTCTCTATAGACATCAATTCTTCTTATCCATTTGTGATGTACTTTCACAAAATGCCTACTATTTTAAGATACTATGGAGATTTTGATGAACCAACACCAGCTCTGATCCAACATCACGAAGATTTTATCACATTTTTTACAATTCGATATGAAGACCTAAACGAAATCATTTCAACCATTCCATCTAACATCATTCGTAAAATGATAGTAAAATATTATCCTATGAAAAATGGAGAGGTCTATATATCATCAGTCTTTATTGATCTACTAAACAAGTTTCTACCTGAACCAATTGATACGCTACCAATCACATCCTTTGTAACCTATGAGTGTTTTGATTTTGGGGCAAAAGACATCATATCTCATAACTACTTCATCAAGACCCAAGGTAAAAACCAGTATGAGATAGACTATCAAAGCCCCATCAATATATCAGTCACTGAAAATAAAAATCCCTATGTTTTTTCTGATACGGAGGTTGCTGGCTCAAAGGTCTTGCTAAATGGTATTTATGGTATTCCAGCCTTGCGTGCAAATTTTGACCTATTTAGACGGGATGAAAAGGGCAACCTTTACAACATTGAAAACGGTTTTGAAAACTCAGAGCGGAACATCATCTTTTCAGCAACGGTCACTGCTTACGCTTTCTATAATCTGCTATACCCTCTTGCTTATCTCCCTATAGAAAAGATAGATGAATATTTTTGGTATTGTGATACAGATAGCTTATACCTATCAATGGAAGCCAAGAAATATCTACCACAAGAAATATTTCATCCTTACAACTTGGGAAAATGGGATATAGAAAACGAACACATCGAACAGTTTTATATGTTAAATCACAAAAAATACTGTTACTATGCTAACAATAAAATAAAGGTAAAATGCGGAGGGGTACGCAAGGATAGCTTTAATTTCAACATGGATTTTAAGACCTTTATCAAATCCCAATTTTCATCTGGTACAAAAATCAAGTCAATCCGTGCTATTCGTAACGAGTGGAACACAATTTCCCTCTATGATACATGGATTACATTGGACGAAGGTCTACCATACCCTATCCAGTATGACCCTGAAATTGAAAAGTACAAGCAAGAAATTATAGCAGAAGCAAAAAAAGAGCTACAGTCTCAGCAAGAGGAAAGCACTTCCAAACTTCTCTACATTGAAACTAATTTCGGTACAATATCGACACGTGACTTTATCCCTGAGAAAGAACAAGGCATATATGCTCTAAAATACTACATCCAAACTCAATCCTATTACATTGATGAATTAGAAAAAATGGGAGTTGACTTGTAGACCATATTATCATATAATTAAATTATAAAAAGAAAGGAGAATAGATATGCTATTTACTGCTATCACCCAAACAGTGAAGAATGAACTTTTAATCATTTTCCTGTTTCTCATCCTCATTGATTTCTTGACTGGTTATCTTAAATCAGTCAAGTGGCACGTCACCTCAAGTGATATTGGAACAAAAGGAGTGATTAAACATACCTTTACCTTTATTTTCTACTTTGCTGTGGTCTTCTTTGGAAATTATTTCCAATCTATCTTCATTTCCAATGCTCTACTAATGCTTGTCATTCTAACTTACATCACTTCCATTGTTGAAAATCTAGGGGTGATGGGTGTCTATGTACCAGAGTTTATAAAATCTAGGGTCATGAGTGAGATTGAAAAATACACTAAAATGCTAGGAGAACCTACGAACAATGAAAAAAAATGACTACTTTATTGATGTATCAGGCTGGCAAAGTTCAGACCTAACACCCTACATTGAAGCAAGTGGAACAGATAAAACAATCATCAAGGTTACTGAATCCACTTACTTTTTAAACAATTATGCTCAATCTCAAGCGGACACATCAAATCCCGTTGGTTACTATCATTTTGCACGTTTTGGTGGTGACATCAGTCAAGTAGAAATGGAAGCTATCTACTTCCTGAACAATCTTCCTAGTAAGAAAGTTCCTTACTTAGTCCTAGACTATGAGGAAGACGCTTCAAGTGATGTGCAAGCGAACACCTCCGCAATTCTGCACTTTATGGACATTATTGCGCTACATGGCTACCAACCTATCTACTATAGCTATAAGCCCTACACACTTCAAAATGTTGACATTACCCAAGTCACCTCAAAATATCCAAACTCACTTTGGATTGGGGCTTATGCTGACTATGCAGTCCGCCCAACACCTGATGGCATTTGGGACTACTTCCCTACAATGGATGACGTGCGTTGGTGGCAATTCACCTCAACTGCTATCACAGGAGGTCTGGACAAATCTATTGTCTTACTTGATGATGATTTTGACACTACACCCCAACCACTATCAACCCTAACAAACCAAACTAACTCAAAAGATGAAAAGGATAAAAACACTATGAAAATCTGTATGCGCTCACACTCAGGAAAACAAGGTTACATCGCTATTGTAGATGGTCGTAAAATTCCGATTTCTGACATTGGAACAGTAGCGACCCTTAAAAAAATTGGCTTTGATGAAATTTCCGTTCATGACAAGGATTTTGACAATATCGCTCAAGCCTACTCTAAATAGTCCAAAAGAAAAGAGGTATGACTACCTCTTTTTTCTCGTCTTCTTTTCTTCTATTCTATGGCGGACTAATTAAACTTGTCAGACCATACAAAAACTGATCCACATTATAAGACCTCACGCTAACAGGCGCAGAATTCCAATTCTGGTCGGTCACTTCTACAGTCGTGCCATCATATCCAGTCACTACCCCAGTATGACCAGCCCAAGAGGTGTACCAGACCCCCTGTACGTTCGCCGCCACGTTGAAAATATCACCGACTTTTAAATTTGCCTTACTTGGTTCTTTGACCGTCCAACCAATAGAAGCCCAATCATACCCGCTCCCAATATTAGCAGCCCTTAGAATATCACCCTTGATAAAGGCTGGTGGAATTTGACCGAGTGAGTAGCTGATGTGATAGCCAGGGGTGATTGAGTTGACATACCAAGAAACCAGAGCGTAGCATTGACCATCACCAATTGTTTGCCCTTGTAAAGAGCGTACAGCGTTGACCTTGGCTGGTACATCCGTTTTTTGACCAGCGTTTTTCTGAGGGGTCTTCTGCTGAGGTTTTGCGATTGCGCCTCCAGACCAGTCTATTTTTTTAGTCGTTCCTGTAATGCTTCCTTGGATTGTGGAAAAAAGCCCAGTTAAAACATCATCATTTAATGAGACTTTTAGGACATTATCGTACATTCTGGTTACTGTGATAACACGGTTTGAATAGCTCTGACCGTGGTTAAGGTCATATACGTTATGTGTGAAAATATCTTCAACCCCCTTTTTCAATTTATTGAGTGCTTCTGCAAGAGCGTTATTTTGCTGACCCTTAGCCACATCACGGATTGCCTTACCTCCCGTTGATTTCCCTGAAAGGTCGGGAGTTTGCGAACCCTTTTTAAAAGGGTCTGCTCCTGAATTTTTGATGGTATTGATAATCTGGTCGTAAGGGTTTCCAAAGTAGACATAAGGTACACCGCCTTGATTAGCCGTACACCAATTCGTAGCCCAGACCCAAGCATTACCAGCCATAGTGGAGGGCATGAAAACCTTTCCAATGGTCGTGCTTCCAAGGGAATTGTAAAAGGCTTGACAAGCACCAGGATTGTCTTCTTGCGCTGGTTGAAAAACTTCAGGCGCTGAAAGGGCGACGGGTAGATTTTGCTTAGAGACTGATAATAAATAATCGCAATCATCTATGAGACAGCCTAAACCTGTAGATGATGTATCAGAACCGTAGTGGTTGATCCAGTTCCCAGCTCCACCGCTTTCAGTAACTGTGTAAAAGAGGAAGAAAGCATAACCCCCTAACTTTTCTTTTAGCTTTGGTATATAGGTAGATAAGAGATTGGCTTTTGTAACACCGTATGAGTTGATTACAGGGCGAGCACCACCCTGAGCCATAAACCAATCGGCTATCTGATTTTCAGAAAATCCAAAGTTTGATGAAAAGGGTTGGGATAAAAAGTCTTGGTATTGTTGGGTCGTATATTGTTTATATGCCATATTTATTTTACCATTCTATTATCGTAAAGTGCATTTGAGAAAGGGTTAGCCCGTCCGTCATTATGCCATAACCGTACCCCACCCTCAAAAATGGTGCGTAGCTGGTTGAGAAAGTCTACATCAATGTCTGGTAGATTCCAAACACCCTTGAATTGTACCCAGTTGCAACGCTCTTGGCTATCAATTAGACCCGTCAAGGTCTTTCGTTCGTTGATGTCATAACCAAACATATTATAGTATTGTGCAACTCTATTGCGGTCAGCGCTTGAAAGAGTGAATACTTGAAGGTGCAGACCCCACTCATCTGTTTTGATAAGTAGAGAATTGCCGTTTGTTTGGTTTGATACTTTCGGGGGTTGCAAAGAAAGCTCTTTCATTTGTGCGTCTTGGTCACGATAGTATTCGTACTCATTGTTAAAAAGTCCAGCTATTTTTGATGGTGCTGAAGCAAGACCACCAGAAAACACATCTGAAAAAGCGGACAAAGAGTTGAAAACACGGTCTTGAAGATTATCGCTACCTTGGATTTTACGAAGACGACCTGAGAAAGTACGAGAATTAGACAGCTCACGGCTGTAAGCGGTCAGGGCTTTTGAGAGATTGCCAGAGTTTATCATAGTAGGCAATTCGTCAAATTCATCAAAAGTCAAAGAGTAGTTTAGATAGAAGCCAGCTCTTTCTCCGTCTATACCTCTAGCACCGTAACCATCTATATAATACTTGATATTGTTGAAATAGCCCAAAACATTTTTACACTTGAGGTTGAATGAGTGAAGCTTAGAGGTTTCAACTGGCAAGGTTTGGGATTTAAAATCTGTTAGCTCAAGACCACAATAGCCAGATCGTAGAAGATGAGCTTCTTGCTCACGGTCAATCTGAAATAGGTCACATAGTTCATCAAAGCTATATTTGATAGTGCTTTCAATTGCTGGTGAAAGTGCTTTATTTTTGAGCTGGTAGAGCTTATCAAATCCATCTTTCATCTTGACTTTATCAAGGATAGATTCAGGGATAAATTTCTTAGGAATGATGATACACTTTGTTATATTCTGAGCAATCCATGGATATTGAGCCATACGAGAAGAAAAGCTATAAAAATCGGTACGGTTGACAAGGTACACATCGACAGGGCTTGATATTTTGTCAAAGGTTGCACCAGACGAAGCGACCAGTTTTGGCTCTTTTTCCGTTCCAAAGTCAGCCGTTAATTGTGCAGAAGAATAGACCATCACCCAGCTACTTCCGAAAGTTTCGGAAATTGTTCTGGTATTTTGAAGAGTGGTAACCGTTGGCATATCCTGAGAATTGCGGATCTTGTCAAGGTTCAGTTTGTACTGATATTTAGGCAAGTGAGAGCGGATCACATCAACATACCCGATTGTCTCCAAGATGTTTCCTTGAGTGAAAGTCATAATAGGGTCAATCAGTAAGTCAATTCTGGTCACGTTGTCATTTACATAAGTGATTGAAACGATATAGGCATAGTAGGTCACACCGTCAAAACCATCAATAAAAGAGCAATAATTGTACCCATTCATCTGTCCGATTGGATAGTCAATTTGGACGATACCACGGTCACGACGAAAATTGAATACTGAATTAAATTTTAAATTAGTATATTTTGTTTTAAAAAATTCGTCTCTTTCTTCGTTTGATGAAAAGTGGATAGTATTTTGCATATTCACCAAAGGAGTGTTTTTATAAAATGTGAATGGTGTTAGTTTCATGAAAATATTTCCTTTCTAATTAAATAGAAAAATAAGGGTAGTTGTGAAGCTACCCTATATTTGATTATTGAAAGACCACATCAAATCGTACATGGACTAAGTAGTCATCTTGTTCTGACCACTCATCATAGTGAGTTTTGTTTTCCTTGTACTTAAGCTTAAGATGTGACTCTTGAGCAGAGACATATTCTCCAAAAGTTCTATCACCCTCTATTTGTGGAAGCGTACTTCCTAAATTATGATAGAATAATACAATGACCTTATCAAGTTCGGAAGCGCTAACGTTGAAAGGCTTCAAAGCGAAGATGTTCAAAATTTTATTTACTTCATCAATATAGAAATAAACCTTATTATTATCACCATCTACATAAACTTGTCTTCCGTGAGGTGTGACTTGGATATTTGTTTCTTCATCTGTTCCATTAATACCTTTTACGATATAAATAGAATTATCTGTAGATTTCAAGCGCTGTTCTTTTTTGTCGTCATGATTGACCTTGAGTTTTGCTGAATTTTTGGTGTTGTCAAGCTCAATATCCAAAAGCTCAGTATTTTCTGTTTTGTAAATGAGCTTGATGTTGTCTGTCAAGCAGTGCATTTTTTCGTTAGGCATTTTGATGAAATTGTCTGTAGAGTTTGAAACAATATCGTTTACATCTGTAAACTCTTTTATTTCCTTTCCGTGCACCTGAGCAGTAGTTAGATTTTTGATGTTGCGTGTAAATTCTTGAGCCATAATATTTTACCTCTATTTTCCTATTTTTACTTGATTTTTCCATGAGTTGTCATGGCGGATTTTGTTGTTAGCTTGCAATTTTTTAGAAACGTATGAGCCATCTTTTCGGATTTTAAAATCTTTCTTAATGGTCATGAGACTGTTAAAGATACCATCTTGCCTAATAGCCCACGGAATGATTTCGGGAGGTTTCGGCTTGATAATCTGGGTATAGGTAAATATGTTCTGATGTCGTTGAGCTGGTTCATCCCCACGTATTTCAATTTTGAAATGTGTCCAGTTACCTGTGATAGTAAGAATATCAGACCATTCAACATTGGACAAAACCCAATTTCCTGTATAGGCTAGCGTCTGGTCTGAGTTGTGACGTGCTACAAGGATATTAGACTTGATGGTTTCCCAATTATTTCCACCGTCCCTTGATACCCACATATCCACATACCAGTCATACGTTCCATCAAAATTTACATAGTGTTGATTAGGGATGGCTTGCAAGTCAGCAGATATGGCATAACCAATCAGGCTTAACAAAACATATACACCATTTTCACCACGTTGCTCAAAATAAATACCTCTACCATGTCCAGTACCTTTGGCAGGATTGAGGTCAAGACCATGAATAGAAGCGTTAGGACTTCCACCCATAGCCACGTTGTTATAGGGTCCAGTCTTTGCATAAGTCCCCCAAGCATCATACCAAGGCATATTCTAAACACCTCCAGCCAAGTCATTTTCAGATTGACGATTGTTCGTGCGGATAAAGTATTCACCATCCGTAACTGATGAAAACAAGTTGATATTACCTGTCGCTATGTTTCGACCATTGTTAAAGTTACCTTCAAGACCACCAGACCATGCGCCACTATCTGACAAGTTGTTGATGATTTTAGTTAAAGCATTAGTAAGCTTACCATTTTCAGCCAGTAAATTATTGTATTTTTCCAGCAAGTCGTTATACTTTTTATTGATTAAATCAATAATATCACGGTCAGCTTTTTCACGGTTATTTTTTTCAGCGTCAATTTTACCGTTCAATTCCTTGTCAGCGTTGGTGCGGTCAATGATTTCACGGGCAATCTTATTGTTCAAATCATCATCCGTATCTCTTAAGTCAGACAAGACTTTCATTACATCACGGGCATAAAGTCCATCATCTTTAGCCTTGATAGCGTTAGGGAAAGTGTAGGTTTTCATGTAGGTTTCATGCGTTCCTATCGCTTCACTTTCCGTCATGGCTGAGATTTTCACATCAGCTTTCAGGTCTATGATGTCGGAATACTTACCCATACACTCACCCTCTTGAATCCAGTCGTGAGTTTTGGTCATGTCTACCGTGTTCGTATCTGTAACGGTCAAGTTACGTCTAGCGACACGGTTCAAGAGGTCAATAGTCAGACGGGTGATGTAGTTCTTACTTGCTAAATAATCATAGTAAGATGGAGCATTGGTATTATAGTCTTTCTTATCGTCATACCAAGGTTCATGCTGACCCCGTAAAGGATAGCCCATAAAAGGGTAAGCCCACGGATAAAGAAAAGTCTGGTCTTGAGGTTTCTTATCCACTTCATTAGGGTTAATTTGATTATCCATGTATTTTCTCCTTTAAAAAATTTGGCTAAATAACAATGTGTCTAGTTCATCAAAAATCTGCTTTTTAAACTGATAAACCTTATCAAGATTATCAATATTATAAGATAGGTTGTTAGTCGTAGTATGATTCGTACCAGAGCTATCAGATTTTGACTTTGATATTGTGGTATTGGTGGCATAGTCCATGCCATCTCTATTGAGGTCTATACCAGTATTATTTTGGGGTAAGTCAGCAAACAGATTATTATTCCGTCCTGTTGTCTCGGATGTATTTTCTCCATTGTTGATGGTATTCGTTCGACCTTGGATAAATAGTTCTGCCTGATAGATACTGGTTAAGACCTCTAAATTAGTTGATAGATACCCAACCAAAACAGATCGAAAATGCTCAAAAGTCTGGTACTTAATGACACGGTTCAGGAAAGTATTTAAAAAATCACGTTCAAACCGTAAGCGGTTACTGGTTAGTAAGTCCAGACCGTAGAAAATAGTATTTTCACAAGCTGAGATAATTTCTGGGTTAGTATATTTCGTGATACTGGACATTATCCGTCTTTCGTTATCAAAGACTGTTATCTGGTTATGGTTTTGTGATAAATACTCATTATATCCATTGTTCAAAAGCTCACTTTGAATGATGTAAAATAATGTTGTGGTAGTTTTAGACATTCGCTAGTACCTCCAATTTTTCCAAAGAAGAAATTTCCGATACCATACTATCCACATACTCCGCTTGAATATCTGTACCATACTTTTCATTTAACAATGTAAGCGGTTCATTTCGTCCACGAAGATATATATTTTCGTTTGACTTTTTGAATGAACGATTGCTTTCAGCTTCGGTCTTTGATACTCCGCTTTCTTTATCCACTCCTAGAGAATTTAACCCAAGCATTGAATTAAGTTCTGATAAGATATTTTGATAAGTTCGTTTTAATTCGGAAAGTGCGGAGACGAAAGCCACGTTAGAGATATTGACGATGTGGTCGTTTACATCAAATTTGGTGCTTGTCTTAATCCACGGCTGACCGTTATAAAGAGAGCTAGCCACGTTTTCCATATCATCCGAGTTAAATTCATCCCTAAGAAATGTGTTAATTTTTGCTTGCATGATGATGGAGAAGCGGGAAACTACGATTTCAGTTAGTTCAGTGGTATAGTGATTCACGACCTCAAAATCATTGACGAAAGCAAGGGGCTTATTATTGAGGACTACAAAGTTACCATTTTTATTATAGGGAGTGATTTCCCGATACTCTGGTTTCTTGAGTAGGTCAGAGATAATAAAATTGATGTCTTTTGATGTGCGAGGTACATTGTGAAAATAGATGGTGTTATACTGATATTGTTCACGGTTGTTGTCAATATAACCTAAGATACCAATTATACCTGTAGTCAGCTCACCGATTGCGACTGCATAGCCTTGACGAAGCATGATTTCTAGATTGATTTTATCTATGGAGACTTTTTTGGTGTCAGTATGTTCATAGGAAATGACAAGAGGAAGCAACTCAGCGTAGCGAGAGAATAGGATATTATAAAAGCGGTTTCGGTGATTTGAGATTTTGTCCGTTATCTTTTCAGTAAAAGATTGTTCAATCGGCATTTATTTTCCTTTCTACTTAAAAAATAGACTAGGCATATTTGCCTAGCCTTTTAGGAGAGAGCTATTACGCAGACTTAATAGTAACTTTGTTGTAGAATGGGCTAATTGATTTCATAGAGTAGTAGTGAATCCAATGTGTTGTTTCGTCAAACTCACCATTATAGAATGGCTCTTTTAACATACCCTTTGTACAACGTTTGTATCTGATACCACGCACATCATAGATGGCTGCAAAGTATTCACCTGATGGCTTCACTTCGGCATAGTCAGAAGTTTCAAAAATTGAGGTGATGTCAAAGGTGAAAATGGTAGAAGCTGGAATGATGTCGTCCTTTTCAACTTGGTAGTCACCCATTGCTTGAAGAAGCGGAAGCATAGCTGTAGTAACTTTGATGTCTTTATTTGTCTTGTATACACCACCCAATTCATCAAATGAAATGATGTGAGAAGACAAGTCAATACCATTTGCATGGAAGCTGTTGGCTAGTTTAGTGTCGAGAAGATACGCTTTAGCTTCATCTGATGTAATGATAAGTAGGTCGCTCAAAGATGAAATAGTAGTAAAGCGACCAATAGCACCACCTGAAGCTGTTGTAACTTCATTGTGTTTGTCAGAGTTGTTCTGCAAATTGAGAATAGCTTTTGAAATTTCTTGGAAAAGACCTTGCATTGATGTAACAGAGCGCTGGTCTTTAGTATGGTTCAAAGCATAGTCAAGTAACATGGCTTTCATTTCTTGTTCTTCTGCAATGTTGATGTCAGAAATTTTCTTCTTGTAGACAGAAATTGCATACTTAATACCGTCACCGATAGTCAAGAAATTCAAGCGAGCGTCATTATTATTAAGGGTAAATTTGACTTTTTTCAGAATACCTTGCTGATAGATTTTGCTTGCCAATCGAGGATAGTTGCGCTTGAGCATAAGTTCAGCGTTCTTGGTCAAGTCCATTGTGATTGGTACACTATCTAGGATAACATACTCTTCACTATATTGACCGATAAAGTCAATTTCTTGCGCTAACCAGTCAAAGCGGTTTCCATTTACAACTTCAACAATAAGTGTTTCATTCAGTTTAGGGAATAAATACTTGTTTACAAAGGTTTCAAAAGATGTACCTGAGTTATCCCAGTTTGCTCCGAAACTCCAAGAATTTTGGGTATCAGAATTAAATTGTAATAATGCGCCTTGTACAGCTTGGGCGATTGCTCTTTTTTGTGATGGCATTAGCTCATTACCCCCTTATTTTTTAATTCAAGTTCATCTGGTGAAGATGGCTTGATGGTCATAGAAGCATTAAGCTCATTTTCTTTTGATAACTTGTTAGGTTGGAAATGTTCCGTGGTAAAGTTAGGAACATTGTCATGTTGTTCGATTGGGTTCATTTAGATTAGTCCTCCAAAAATTTTTCAATATCATCAATTTCGGTATCCTGTTGCTTACCTTCTTCTGATGTTTCTTTAGGTTCTTCATCTTTTTCAGATGGTTGAGGATTTTCAAGCTTGTTGATACGTTCCTCAAAACTAGACAAAATAGAAATAAGTTCTTGCTTATCCTTTAGCTCCATGAATGTATTTCCTTTCATAATTTTATTTTACGAGTATATAGTAACATAAAATAAGAGGAATGTCAATAGATTTTTTTAGATATGTTATTAAGGATATTTTTAGATGTAATGTAATAAGTTAC